TACACTATGCCTATCCCCAAAAGAATAAGTATGCCGACTCGTCCTATTTCTCGCCCATGGAGCGTTTTGGAAATGCAGATTATGCGCTGTCCCGAGTGGAAAACTCCCACGAAGTGGTGAAGTCCCACCTGAAGTATGCACAGGTTTGCAAACTCCGTGACGTCGCGTTCATTGAGTCTTTCGATAAGAACTCTGAACTCGATGACGTCATTTACTCTCTGTTCGGAAGGTGCTTGAAAACTCAAAGAGTTGATTCCATCTCCATCATCAACCTACAGAACATGACAAAAGGCTCCGGCTTTGCTTGCTCGTCTCTGAAAAAGGCTTGTTGGGAGAAGTCCCCTTATAAACTCCTAGAATTTATTAAGCACATCTGGCTAACCACTGACCTCCCGGTTATTTGGTTGGCTTCCGGTAAACTTGAGATCCGGCTCATTGAAAAAGATTGTCGCGTCTACCTCATCTGTCCGATGTGGTTCTCTGCGCAGATCCAAACTTTCATGAAGCGTCAGGACCATAACATCATGGAAGCCCGCTTTACTATCCCGAGTGCCGTGGGTATGCAGGTACCCGTTGAGTGGATCCGACTCCACACACGGTTGCACCGCCACGTTCGTCCCGATTTCGAACCGAAGTATTATATGTCTGACATTAAACTCTTCGACTCGATGCAATATCGGTCTCTGTTCTGGCGTGATGCTCGCTTGCGTGCTCGCGGCTTATCATTGGAAGGCCAACAACTAGATGAATTCATGCACTGTATGTACTGGACCATCAACCGTATTGTCATCTTACCCGATGGACAAGTTGTTTTTACCAAGGATGGAAATCCCTCTGGTAAACCTGGAACGACTGTCGACAATGGCATCAACCAGATTCAAATGGTTGCCATGTGCTGGCACTCCTTGTATCACACTTTCCACGGATTCTTAGATTTCATTGAGCGGTCTGGCTTCTTTACTAACGGTGACGATGTCATCGCCATTATCGTCTGTGAGGAGGATGAGCGCTTTTTACGCCGACTTCCTGAAGAATGGAAACTACGTTTTGGGTCTGACCTGAAAGCTGAGTTTGCTAACGAATGGAAAGACGTCCATTTTTTGGGCTCTCAACCCCTCTCAAATGATTACCCCGGAAAATATCTTGTGAAACCCTACGATCTGCCTCGGCTTGTTGCCAACATGATCCACAAAGGACAAGATCCTACCAAATTTGACCCAGTGAAAGAACTCCAACGTGGCCTTGCGTACCGTTTGCACCTTGCTAC